GTGAAACTATGCGGCAAAAAAAGGAAAACAATACTGAAAACGGTTAATAATTCCAGCGCATCTGTAATGGGTGCGCTGGTTTATTTGTTTGTAAACCAACACACATCATGCCCACAGTAAATAAGACACAGAAGCGGTACCCCTGGCAGTCAGCGCCTAAGCCGTTTGAACAGATGAAAGACCGTGCCTGGTCGCAGGCGCTGTACAATAGCTGGCGATGGCGTAAGATGGCGAAGGCTGAGATAGTTCAGGAACCGTACTGTGCCATGTGTTATGAACACGGCATTGTAACGACAGATAATCTGCAACGCGATCACGTTGATGGGTTTACGAATGAGGATGAGTTTTGGAACGGTCGCAGACAAACGCTGTGCAAATGGCACAATATGAACAAGGCGCAGCGCAAAGGGGCCGAGGTAACTAATAATAAACCAACTAAACAGTTTGACGGGGGCGGGGGTTAATCCACAGGCCGACCGTCACAACGTCAGCGCCGCCAACCGCGCATATACACTGCCAAAAATGACAAATTTGAAACTATGAAAGGAAGGCCGCCAAAATCAGAGGCAAAGCATAAAGAATCCGGCACGTATCGTGCCCATCGCCACAGCACGCGATTGAAAACAAACACAGATGAGGATCTGCAACCACCGGAGTATTTTACACCTGAACAGGTGGCCAAATGGAATGAGGTGGTGAATCACCTAAAGTCATTTGATATACTGGCTGAACAGGACGCAGACAGCATTGCAACCTATGTGCAGTCTGTTATCCTGCAACGTGCTATGTTTATTGAAATGCAGCGCACCGGCATTCATGATGGCGAAAAAACATCTGCTGCGTTTAGGGTGTATCGTGATTTGGAAAACGTGATAAAACCACTGCGTGAACAGTTCGGGTTTACACCGAGGGCCAGGCAATCAATACACGTGAAACCGAAGGACACAAAAAAGGTGGATCCTATTTTGGCCATCCTGTCAAAGAATAAAAAAGCGGTCTGATGCTGGAACTATACCAGGGGTATATAAAAAAAGTGCAATCCGGTATCGTGCCTGTATGCGATTATGTACGCATGGCAGTTGACCGGCAACTGAATGACCTGAAACGCCAGCGCAGGCCTGATTTTCCGTTTTACTTTGATGAACAGGAGGCTGAGCGGTGGATTAGTTTTATATCCATCCTTCGCCACACGTCAGGCGAATGGAAGGGCCAGAATTTCAACGTGCAGGATTTTCAGGCGTTCAGGTGGGCATGCCTGTTTGGGTGGCAACGCATTGACGGAAAAGGCCGCAGGTTCAGAAGGGCATTTGTAGAGGTGGCCAGAAAACAGGGCAAAACAGAAGAGGCTGCCGCCATCATGTTGGGCGGTATGATTATTGATGACGAACAGACCGCACAGATTTACAGCGCAGCTACAACACGCCATCAGGCTAAAATTGTGTACAACGCTGCAAAGATGATGGGCCGGTCATTGCGCACAGACAGTGATACAATGGCCGAGGGGCTGAAGGTGATGCAGCATCGCGTCATCTGGAATCCGACTGATTCATATATGGAGGCGCTGTCTGCCGAGGCTGGCACACTGGATGGCCTGTCGCCACACGTGGCCGTTATAGATGAGTTTCATGCGCATCCGTCGAACGAGGTACTAAAGGTTATTGAAACAGGTATGGGTGCGCGTTCGCAGCCGCTGACCTACATCATCACCACTGCCGGATTCAATTTTGAATCGCCCTGGTTCCATTTGCGCCAAAACTGCATTGACATCCTGCGCGGCCTAAAAACAGATGAAACCTTCTTTGGAATCATATACACACTGGATGATGGCGACGATTGGAACGACCGCACTACATGGGTAAAGGCGAATCCGCAGATAGGTATCACACCTACATGGGAATTTATGGAATCAGAGTACACTAAAGCGGTAAATGAAGGCGGCAGGTCAGAAGTCGAATTTAAGACAAAGAACCTGAACATGCCAGTGGGTGTGTCTGAGGTGTGGATACCTGACGAACTTTGGCAGGCATGCCCGACAGATATTGACCTAAACGCACTGGCAGGCCGTGAATGCTATGCAGGTATAGACTTTGCGTCTGTGTCTGATTTTACGGCCATGACACTGCTATTCCCACCGCAGGATCCAAATGAACCGTACATTGCACTACCGTATTTTTGGATACCTGAAGAGGTACTGAAAATGCGTTCGCGTGATTTACCTGACATCCTGCGCTGGCAACAACAGGGATTAGTTAATGTTACACCTGGCAACGTGACGGATTATGATTATTTGGCCGCTGAGGTGGCACGTCTGCGCACCCTGTACGATATTCGGGCAATAGGTTACGACCCACACAACGCATGGCAGACGATAGCTAAACTGGAGGCTGACGGCCTGCCAATGGACAAATTCAGTCAGGGTATTATGAATATGTCGCCACCGTCGAAGGAATTTGAACGGATTGTCAGGAACCGGATGCTGAATCACGGCGGGAATCCGGTATTGCGCTGGATGCTGCAAAACTGCGTGCCATACTATGACGCAAATGAAAATCTGAAAATCAGAAAGATGAAAGAAACGCGAGGCGCAAAGATTGACGGCATTGTATCTACTATCATTGCTTTGGGTGAATACCTTAAAAATCCGGTCTCAGATGTTTATTCACAGGCTGATGTGTTCTACATCTAAATCCTAAACAATGGCACAAAATGGCACGAACGCACAAAAAATTAGATGATTTCAGGGTGTTCATGCGCCTGTATTATGACCTGCACGAAACAACAGATACCTATGCACAGACGTATGAACGAACCGAACAGTTTTATGAAAACCTATACGGCAAACGACTGTTCACAGGGTTCGGCGCGTTTCATTCGTACAAATCGCGGTATCTGAAACTGATTAAAATATGATGCTGTTTAACACTATTCACTGTGTATCTTTGCATCAGTTTGAATGTGTGTACTGATGATGATTCTATCATGTAACGGCCAGCAGTAATGTTGGCCGTTTGTTTTATACCTAATTGCGCAAATGGCGCACTAATTGCGCGTAATTTTGTACGGCAATGGGAATCGTTGATAACATATTGCGCGTGTTTTCGCAAAAACAGACAGGTGAACATCGTTCATCCCTGACACATCCGGCAGAATGGATGTACACGTGGTTTGGCGGTAAACCAACGCGATCAGGGGTAAACGTGAACGCAGATACTGCACTGACGCATGCAGGTGTTTACGCGTGCGCAAAAATACTGGCTGAATCTGTTGCATCGCTGCCGGTATCCCTGTACATGACCGAATCAGACGTAACGCGCGAACTGCGTAATGATACGCGCACGCGACTGATTGGCAGCGAACCATCCGAATTATACACGTCATTTGATTTCCGGTCAACAGCGATGCTGCATCTGGCCCTGCACGGTAATTTCTATGCTGAAATTAAACGTGACGGCAACATGCGGCCTAAAGAACTGCGCATCATCGAAAATCCTAATTGGGTCAGACCTGAACTGGATTCAACCGGCATGCTGTGGTATCGCATCTTTGATGTGCAAACGTCTGCCGGTGGCTACACTGAACGCACAGAACCACTGAGGCCCCGTGACATCATACATGTAAAAGGATTGTCAGCAAATGGCCTGGAGGGCAAATCACCTATCACGGTTTTCCGTGAAAACATCGGTCTGGGTATTGCTACTACACAAACGCAGGGCAGCCTGTGGAAAAACGGCACACTGATTTCAGGCTACCTGAAACACCCTGGTAAACTGGCGCCAGATCAGGTGCAGAACCTGCGTGATACATGGCAGTCACGATATACAGGCCGTGACAATGCAGGTAAAACACCTGTTTTGGAAAACGGCATGGAATTTATACCGCTGTCACTGAAACCGGCGGATGCCATGTTTTTAGAAACAGCAAAACTATCCCTGCACGATGTTTGCCGGATTTATCGCATCCCTCCGCACATGGTAGGCGACCTGGAACGCAGTACAAACAACAACATTGAACATCAGTCACTGGAGTTCGTGCGTGACACCCTGCGGCCTTGGCTTAAAAATTGGGAACAGGAACTGAATCGTAAATTGCTGTTTGACAGCGAAAAGTCACGGATGTTTTTCAGATTCAACGTCGATGCACTGCTGCGCGGTGACACTAAATCACGGGCCGAATACTTCACCCGTGCATTAGGCAGTGTGTCTAATCCAGGATGGATGACACCTAATGAGGTCAGGTCACTTGAAAAAATGAATCCGATTGAAAACGGGGATACCATCTACAACCCCACACTAAATAACGAAGCGCCTGACAGCATTCAGGCCGACAATTTGAACGACAATGCAGAAGCAAGTCAGGCATCATAAATCGGGCGTGGAAACACGCGAGGCGCGGCCATGCGTTCAGGGTGTTGAGGTTCGCATGACACAGGACGGACAGCCTGAACTATTCGGTTATGCCCTGAAATGGGATACTGAATATCGTGTTGGCTGGTTCACAGAGCGCATTGCACGCGGTGCATTATCTGATGCAGATATGTCTGATGTGCGCATCCTGTTTAATCACGATCCTAATATGGTCATTGCCAGAACAGCATCAGGCACGGCCACTGTTGGCATGGATGACACTGGCATGTATTATCGTGCCAGCATCCCGAATAGCCCATTTGGGCAGAACCTGATTGAATCCCTGAAACGTGGTGACATCACAC